ACAGATGTTGGCTAAGCAATACAAAGCCGCTGGTGGAGGATACCGTTAATGGTCCTTAAAAAGTCTCAGAAGTCCCTAAAGAAATGGGGTAAACAAAAATGGGGCTATGTTACCAAAGGTGATGAAAAAAAGCCAAAATCTAAAAGAGGTCGATACTTACCTAAGAATGTAAGAGACAAACTAACCAAAGGACAGAAAGCAGCAACGAATCGTAAGAAACGTAAAGCAGGTGGAGTGGGAAGTAGAGCAAAGTATTCTAAGAAAATTAAAAAGGCAGTAAGGAGGTCTAAATAATGGCATATAAAAAGAAGAAAGCAAAAAAGATGAAGAGGAAGTACTAATGAGAAAACACTACACTAAAGATGGTAAAGTATTCAAAGGTCAAGTGCATAAAATGCCAAATGGTCATATACATTCTGGTAAGACACACACTAAATCATCTAAAAGAATATTTCATTATGGCGAACTCTCAAAGAAAGCAAAAGTTACAGCAAGAAAACAGAGAGGTAAATAATGGCTCCTAAAAAGAAAAAGGACCCTAAACTAACAAGAGCTGGTGTATCAGCCTATAACAAACCTAAAAGAACACCTAATCACCCTAAGAAGTCACATGTAGTTGTGGCTAAAGAGGGTGGTAAGACTAAATTGATTAGATTTGGTCAACAAGGTGTAACTACAGCAGGTAAGAAGATGGACCCAAAATCTAAAGCCCGAAGAAAGAGTTTCAAAGCGCGCCACGCTAAGAATATTAAGAAGGGAAAGATGTCTGCTGCTTACTGGGCTAATAAAGTTAAATGGTAAGCTTTATATAGGTAGACATTCTAAATATGTATGGGCACCCGCCACAGGGCCATTGCCTCACTGGTTACTTACGCAAGTGCCACCGTGGGTCCCCCAATATGGAGATATCAACATATGAATAATACAAACAATGAAACAGCAGCCAATGAAACAGCTGACGATGGAAATATCACAGCTCTTCTTGAGACTGTAGAAGAATCTGGAATGTTAGACCAAATAATGGACGAACCAATTTTAGCAGGATTAACTACTATGGTATTAATTTTAGCTAGCGCAGTAGCTTATCAAGTACCCGCAGTTAAAGAATTAGTATTCAAGTACTTAAAAAACAACGAAGCTGAATTGATGAAGATGTTAGATGGAAATCTAAGCAAAGCCCAGATGAAAGCTTTTGAAAAGCTAGATGAACAAGCGCAGAAGCACGTAAAAGACTCATTAGTTCGAAATGTATTGATAACAGCATGGGATGAAAAAGACGACGAACTTGCCGCACTAGTCAAGTCTAAAGTCAAAGCAGCCCTTGATGAAGGCAAAGCACTTTGAAGGACGTAGAGAAATACGAGCAAAGATTACGTCAGAGGGTTGGAGAAGGAGAATATGAACGTCATAAAGAACTTGTCCGCCTTTTGGCGCGCAATCTTGCGCTTGAAGACTTGCTTTGGGAAGAAATTCTTATATGTATTCGGGATGTTAACTCTAGAACAGAGTTATTGCGACAAAGAAACTCGATAGTAAGAGATATACATACTGAATTCAGAGCATTGAATATAGAAGTCCCTACAGACGTAGAAAAAAGTTCAGAGAACTTTGGGACATTTTTAGAGGAATTAACAAATGATAAAGAACCAAAGCCATCTAAAACAGATTCTGACCGGTAAAGGCGGGTTAGATTCAAAACACTTAGAAAATATATTTAAGAAGTGTAGACGAGATAAAGAAAAGATGCGTAAATTGATACGTGCATTTTGTTCAGCCTACCTTATTGATGGTCAACAACGTCCTTTACTTTTAAGACCTTTACAAGAAGACATAGTTTTAGAATGTTTAACTGACAGAGATGATGACAAACAAAAGAAATTAGCTATTCTAGCTCCACGAGGTAGTGGTAAATCATTTGCTTTATCTGTAGCAGTTACTATTTACATGTTTTTTAATAGATTTAGAGATTTAATATTTATTTTAGCACCAACTGAGGACCAAGCAGCACTTATATTTAATTATGTATATAGACACTTTGCTGATAATACGTTTCTCAATGGTCTAGTGGCTAATTATAGGTTTCATAATAAGCCCAACATAACACTTAAGGGGGGTACTATAATGAGAAGGGCTCCGTTGGCGCCTAGTAACCAAGGACAAGCTATTAGAGGACAGCACCCAACTTTCTTAGTTGTAGACGAAAGTCCCCTAATTGATGACAAATTGTTCATAGATAACGTAGAACCAGCGATAGTTTCAAATAAGGCCCCGTTCATAAATTTAGGTACACCAAAGTCAAAAGACAATCATATGTGGCGATATTTGTATGATGATGGGTATGCAGATACCTTTACAAGATTACATTATACGTGGCGTGATGCAGTGAAAAAAGGAGATGCTTATTCACCTCCTTATACTGATGAAGAAATGCTTGATAAGATGATGGAGTGGGGGGAAGATTCAGTCTACTGGAGGACAGAATACGAATGTGAGTTTGTAGAGTCTGTATCGAATGTATTTAATCCAGAAAAAATAAAAGGATGTTGCGATGATTACGAACTTACTCAATTGGATGGAGATGGACTCCAAGGAGGAGGCAATATTAATGTTGGGGTTGACATTGGCAAATCTGTTAATTCTACTGTTATTAGTGCATGGTCCCTTGAAAAGTCTGATAGCGAAAATATTGCAAGGCTTATCTACCTTGAAGAAATTAATGCCAGAACTGGCGGACACGATATACCATACCAACGTCAACGTATTATGGATGTTACCAATCAGCTTGGGGCTGACCGCCTTATCGTTGATTGTACTGGTATCGGTGGTGCGGTTGAACAAGATTTACGGTTGGCGTGTCTAGATGGTAATGTTCATTTTGTACCGTTTGTTTTTACAGGTGGTCCAAAAGGTACTAAGACCCAAATGTACAGAGATTTTGTCTCATACGTCCAACAAGGAAGAGTAAGAGTACCAAATCCTAAGAATTTAACACCAGATGTAGCTAAATTAGTAAACAAGTGGATAAAAGAACACATAGACCTTGAGTATACAATGGATGCTGCGCAAAAAACAGAGAAGATAGCAGCTCCTACAGGTAAACACGATGATTATTGTGATAGTTCAGCTATGGGTATACACGCTACATTAAGTATGTTACCTATGTCTGGTAATTTTGGACAAAGTATAGTTTCCCGCCCAATAAACAGACGTAGAAACCAAGGCACAAAATACACTTCTTCACCACTTTTTGCTAAAGTTAACCGTAAACACCAGTTAAACAAGCACACTTTACGAGGATTGTGACAAAAACTTTATATACCCATTATGCTTAATTATTTAAAGCCATGTCGTTTATAGATAATGTTAGACGTAGGTTTGCTTCCATCGGAAGTAATCCAACCTACAAAAAAGACGACCCCCGTAGTTACGGTGAAGGAGTTATACAACGTCTTAAAATCAATAGAGGTTTTGCAGGAGGAGCAGATAAAGATTTCGAACCTCACATAGGTAAAAATAGAACCTATATGAATATATATTTATCTGACCCTATAATTAGAACCTTAATAGATTTACCATGTTTGTATGCTGTTAAAGATAATTTTGATATTGTAACAGATGATGACAACCTTCGTGAAGAATTAGAAGAAATGTTTAGAGATATTAATATTGAAAACATTTTATATGGGTGGTTAAGAAATGCAAGGATATTTGGTAGTGGGTATTTAGAATGGACTGGAGACAATTTAATTTTACGCTCTAGCCAGAATATGTACGTCAAAAGAAATGAGCACGGACAAATAGAATACTATTACCAAAAAGTAGGAGATGACAAAGAAAATATTAGATTTGAAGAAAACGAAATAATAGCATTGAATAATAACTCATTCGATGATTTAGCCTATGGATTATCTGATATACACCCTATTATTTATTTGGTAGAATTAAAAGACTACGCAGAAAGAGATATAGGTGCAGCTTTAAATAAATATGCATCTAGTAGATTTGATGTGAGTGCAGGTTTACCAGATATGCCTTACGGTCCGGACAAAATAAACGAAATAGTTGATGCATTCAATACATTAGCACCCGGAGAGGACATTATCCATGGAAACGACATATCCATAAAAGAATTACAAGGAACACAAAGAGCTTTCGAATACGGTAAATACACCGATGATTTATTAGATAAAATACATATAGCTTTGAAAGTTCCTAAAACAATGTGGACTGAGCCTGAAACAGCTCGTCCAATATTTGAACCATACGTTAGATATTTACAAACTATGGTAGAGGGAGCACTTAACGCCCAACTCATGCCACAATTAGAAAGTGGAGAGGCAAAGTTTAAGTTTAGGCAAATTAATGTAAATGATGCATTCACAAAAGCTAAGACTGATATGATTTATCTGTCTGAAGGAGTGTTATCACCCGGTGAAGTTAGAGAAGAGCGTGGTCTTGACCCTGAAGGAGTAGCAGAATTAGATATGGAAACTTCAGAAGATATCAAGGCTTCTCCAATAGCACAAGAACAAAGTGATAGAAATGCAAACATCTCTGGTGGAAGAGACCAAGATAAAAGAGAAGAATCCGCTAGAGCACAGAATAGGGGCAATAAACCCTCCGCAAACGCAACAGGAGATAGAGCATGACATTTGAAAAATGTATGATACAAACTAAATTAAACCTGAAGAAGAGGGGTTTTGAAAACTCCGAAGAAATAGCAGCTGGCATGTGTAGCATGTGGGCTGAAGAAAATGGCGTTGAGCGGGAATTTGCGCAAGGCACAGACACACAGCCAGTTCAAAGGTCATTTGCTCTTTCTATCGCAGAAAGTGACGATATGACATTTACCAGCGATGAGGGAGTCGACAGCGTGCAATTCCCAGTAATCGCTATTACATCCGGGCCACATGAATATGAGGTCGAAGGAAAAGAACATAAAGTTTATATTGAGGGAGGAATGTTGAAGGACAACCTAGAAAAGTTCTCAGAACTCCCAATTTATATTGACCATCAGAGAACAGCTGAGGATTTAATCGGCATGGCAACGAAACCTGAGTTAATCAAGATGGATAATGGAAAGACCGCAGTTAAGATGTTGGCAACAGTATCTAATAAACATGGCCGTGGTCAAGAAGTGATGGACAAAGTCAAGGACGGGGACATGACTCACGTTAGTATAGATTGGTTTTCCAATGATATTGATGTGATGGGTGACACATACGCCACTAACATTCGTCCCACAGAGGTAAGTTTCATTGACAATGAAAAAATGGACCCCGTCTGTAAAGAATGTACAATAGAAGAAGGAGAGAAATGTGAAGCACAAGTATCTAAAGACGACCACGACTGTGGTTGTGGTGGTGAAGAAGAAGCATGTGCATGTGAAGACGGGAAAACAGAGGTAGAAACTATGTCAGAAGAGATAAAAGAAACAACTGTAAAATCCGAAGCAGAGAACATTGTCGAACGCGAGTTCGCTTCTCTACGTACACAACTAGAAGCAGCAGAAGCATCTAAGAAAGAAATCGAAGCTGAATTCAAAGCAGCCATGAAAGAACTAGAAACTTTCAAGAAAGCAGAAGAAGAAAGATTAGAGAAAGAAGCAGCAGCAAGAAAAGTTGAAGCAGTAGAAGCAATCATATCCAAGGAAGTTTTATTCGGTACAGTCGAAGAAGCTAACAAGGATGCTCGTGTAGAGGAACTCTCTGCATGGGATGAATCCAGATTGACTGGGTTCAGCGAAGCTCTAGCAGCAATGCCAGAGCCAAGCAACGATGTCGAACGTTCTTTTGGAAAAGGTAAATCAGCCGACGAGGGTGAAGTACCAGAAACCAAGAGAGAATTCGGTATGAAATACGAAAACGGTAGATTAGTAATCAACCGAGAACACTATAGAGGTGACTAAAAATGGCAACAGAAGTTTTAGTAAACGACGGTGGTGCACCAGCAAGGATTATTCCTTTCACAGCTGGAGCCACAATATCCGGTGGACACATCTTGGATATGCAAACTGATGGAGAAGTAGACCCAGCAACAGATACTGGTTCCACAAAAACCATTGGATTCGCATTAACAGATGCAGCATCCGGCAGTATAGCCAGTGTTATCACAGGAAAAGGCGTAGTCTTGAACGCGCTAGGAACAGGAACCATCGCAAGCGGTGCTTCTTGTGAAGTAGATGCAGCAGACGGAATTTTAGTAGCAGGTACAACCGCTGGTAAAATTGTCGCAATTGCTCTAGAGGCTCACTCTGGTGCAGCATCATACTTCAAGGTCTTAGTCAAATAAGGAGATATAAATGGTAGACGCAACTCCCGGTCTTTTGACCACGATGAACACAGGCTCAGTTAACGGCGGAGTCGGCGAAAGAGTATTAATAGACTACAAACAAGCAATAATGGACTACAAAGTCGCAGAATTGCCTGTCATGTCTTTCTTCGCAGAACCAATGACAACTGATACTGGAGGTAATATTGATATTACTTTAGCAAAACCTAGCATGAAGCTAGAACAAATTAACGAAGGAACAACTCCTGAATACCAACACACAAAGCTACGCTCCGAGCGTGTCTCTGTGAAAGAATGGGGTATTGCAGTAGGTGTTACCCGCAGAATGATAGAAGACTCAAGATTTAATGAAGTCGAAATGGCTTTGAATGAAGCCCGCAGAGCTGTCGACCGACACATGACTGACCACGCGGTCCAAGTTATTTTCGGTGCAAACGCAGCTAACGCAACATTCGGAACCATCGCAATCGATGAAACAACCGCAGAAAGTGCTATTACAACTTTCTCAACTAACCCTCAGTCTGGTTTCTATGGAACTGGAATGGTGGCTGGTGACATCGATGCAGCAACTTCACGTTTGGATTCATATGGTAACGAATCATCTACAAGATTGATTCGAAACTCTTATATCCGTGCCGCAGGAGACTCAGCAGGAGACATCGCTCTCTCTGATGTTACCCAAGGTATTGATAGAGTAGCTACCCGTGGATACAATGCAACTCACTTGTTCATCTCCCCAGCCGCTTACAAGTCTTTATTAGACTTAGGCGACTTCGTAACTGCTTTCACAGCAGCTATGGGAGAAGCAGGTGGTGCAGCTAACCCAACACAAGCAGCTATGATGCCCGGAAGCCCAGTCGCTCAGACTGCTTCAACTGGTGTCGTTGGTTCATTGTACGGTCTTACTGTCGTTGTAAACGCATATGTACCTTCCACAAGGTTCGGTATCTTTGACCTTTCATCTAAACCTATGGTTTATGTAGAAAGAAGACCATTGACTGTAGAAGAAGCCAATCCCGGATTCGGAATTGTCGGCTCATACATGTCTATGAGATACGGACTCAAGGTCGTAAGACCAGAAGTTGGTACAGTATTTATTAACGGAGCTTCTGGTTAAGCTTAGTTAATTAGCCTTTGGAAGGCTGGCGATGAAATGCCTTCCACTTTATGATTAATATAACAATTATGGTTGCAAGCCTTGGGAAAGGTCTTCTACGGCGGCTGTAATATTTAATTAACAGGAGATAAAATATGGGATATAAATTTGGAAAATATGCGTCCTTTGGCGCAAACACGCTTACTCCATCAGCAACCTCTGCTGGTTTATTTTATGGAGGAGTAGCAATAGGAACCAGTAACACAAATGCAGGTAATGCATCTTTAGTTGTTGGTTCTGGAAATTCGATAGCTTCAGGAGCCTCATTAGGAGGTTCTTTAGGAAATATAGTCGCAGGTAAAAATAACACTTTGAATGCAACAAACTCACCAACAGGAAATATAGTAATAGGTTCAGGTAATACTGCTGACTCAGATTATGCTGCTTGTTTTGGTAGAAACAACACTCACAGCGGTGCTAGTTATGCATTAATTGCAGGATACGATAATACTGTAACTTCTAACGGAGACGCTTCATTAGTTGTTGGAGAATCACAGTTAGTTTCAGGAAGCTACAATTGTGTAGTTGGTTTCGAAAATAAACTTGGAACTAATTCTAACATAAACTTGGTAGTTGGTGAAGCGATTACCGTAGACGATGGTATAGTTGGTCTTGGTGCTGTTGGTGTAGGTCACAGTATAGGTAGTGCAGCTGCCGAGCAAAGTGATTATTCGTTTACAAGTGGTCGTGGAGCAGATACAAGGTTTTACGGACAAAGAACATTAGCTGGAAGACAATTTTCTGCTGTTGGTGATGCTCAAACTAGTGAAATCATTTTAAAATGTCAAACTACTAGCGCAACACCTGTTGAAGCAGTAGCTGGTCATTCTAGTAATGTTTCAGGTTTCAACATACCAAACGACAGTGCAGGTGTTTTTAAGGTTTCTATAATTGCAAGAAATACAGGTACTGACGATGATTGTGCAGCTTATACACTTGTAGGAGCTTTAGACAGAAACGCTAGTGCAGGAACTACTGCATTATTAGGTTCAGTAACAAAGACAGTCATACACGAAGATGATAGCAATTGGGACATTAATGCCACAGCTGATACTACTGACGGAGGAATTCAAGTTCTCTGTACGGGTGCAGCAGGTAAAAACATCAATTGGGTTTGTCGTATGGAAATGACTGAGGTTGTTGGTTAAATAAATTAAAGAATTAAAACTATAATTTAAACCAAACTAAGATGGCAGGGCTGAGCCCTGCTGTCCTTTTTTTTAAGATAATATGGCCAGATATAATAAAGTTCTGAAGAGTTTAGCTCACAACGCCGTCAACCGACGTAATACCGAATCAGGTGCCGCAGGTGCTCAAGGAGGACAAGGTGTACAAGGGGGTCAAGGAATACAAGGATTACAAGGTGGACAAGGGACTACAGGTGCGGGTGGTTCAACAGGAACACAAGGTGGACAAGGATTACAAGGTAAACAAGGTATCCAAGGAGGACAGGGATTACAAGGTAGACAAGGAACTACCGGTAACACAGGAACACAAGGTGGTCAAGGTTTACAAGGTAGACAAGGTATTCAAGGGGGTCAAGGAATACAAGGAGTACAAGGTGGGCAAGGAACTACAGGTAATACCGGAGTACAAGGTGGTCAAGGTTTACAAGGTAGACAAGGTATTCAAGGGGGTCAAGGAATACAAGGATTACAAGGTAAACAGGGTATACAAGGTGGTCAAGGACTTCAAGGAAAACAAGGTATTCAAGGAGGACAAGGTGTACAAGGAGGACAAGGTGTACAAGGTAATCACGGATTATTTGGTGGAAATAGTATAGAATATAATTACAGTAGTTTTGATATTACTGCTGGTTCACCGGGACAAACTAATTTTGGATTTAATATTCCAGTGCCCGGTGGAGGAGGTTTACCTGCTTATGGTTCTGTTAGTAAAGTAGGTTTATCTAATTTTGACATTAATACTACTGACGTTAGTGATTGGGTAGATTCACTCGATGATGGAACTGGCGCGGTAAGAGGACATTTAAGAATATTTAAAACTGATGATTCTACAGTTTTTATTACTTTTAATATTACAGGAGCAAATGTTGGCGGTGGTGCAGGAACTACAGCTTATGAGGAAGTACAAGTACAGTTTGTTGATAATAATGGTACTTTTAGTAATGGTGATGATTGTGTAGTTACTTTTGTGCAAGCAGGTGCTCAAGGAGGACAAGGTGTACAAGGTAATACAGGACCACAAGGTGCTACAGGTGCAGGTGGTTCAACAGGAACACAAGGTGGTCAAGGTATTCAAGGGGGTCAAGGAATACAAGGAGTACAAGGTGGGCAAGGAACTACAGGAACTACAGGTAATACTGGAGTACAAGGTGGACAAGGAACTACAGGTAATACTGGTGTTCAAGGTGGTCAAGGTTTACAAGGTAAACAAGGAACTACAGGAACTACAGGTAATACAGGACCACAAGGTGCTACAGGTACTACAGGTAATACTGGTGTTCAAGGTGGTCAAGGTATTCAAGGTGGACAAGGAAATACAGGAACTACAGGTAATACAGGACCACAAGGTGCTACAGGTGCAGGTGGTGCAACAGGAACACAAGGTGGACAAG